GTAAGATATAAGGTAAGCGTTTACTAAACGATTATGAATTTCATTTGAAGCGTCGATTAAGTTATCGTCAGCAAAAGAAAGTAATAGGATAGCATCACTTATATCCTTGGACTTAACAAGATCTGACACTTGACGCATTGTACACTGCGACTTTAGTGTGTCAAGGAAGTTATATCCTTTCGTCCGAGGTGAGGCTTCTGAAGGAACATACTTTTTGGACATTATTTGGCGAACCTTAATGAAGGTATCCTCGTTGAGGACTTTGTCATAATCTGGATAGGAAGTAATCAATTCTATTTCAGCCCATGGTATACCTAGTTTGTCTCACATGAAGTAAACTAGTTCAATAGCTTGAACAGTAGATAGAACTGTTAGATGTCTAATGGACGGTTGAACCATATAACCTGGCATTGCAGCAATCGCTGTTTCGAAGGAGCATTGCCCTTCTGTTCAGGCGAAGAGACAGCCAAATGGGAAGCATCTAATTGGTAACCCATCAATTATATAGTTTCTGGCAAATTCAACAGTAGGAGCGCTGGGTGCGTAAGAAGAGATGGTTTTTGACTGATTAACCGTAACGCCAATATCTGACATTGCGGATACGTAGCAGTCAAACTCCTCCTGTGTCCCCTTGATGAGAAGGTCATCACCTACTAGTCTATATCTTTCTTGTGGTATACCAACAAGACTATTGACTATGTAGTGATGAGTTATCGACATGGCCACTCAGGATGAGAATAAACCCATCCCTTGACCAACACTATACCTTATTGGCTGGGAATTGTTCATCCCAGACTTCTCACATGAATACTCTCTGTCTACGACTTTAAGTCAATTCTTTGCGATAGCTGGGCCGTTATATCCCATGGCGGTTCAGATAGAGGAAATAAGCGAAGCTTGTAGGTGGCGAGGCATACGATCTGTCGCCGCGGACAGATCGACTGAGAAATAGGAAGAGTTGGAATTATCAACTAGTTTCATTCCACTTTTGTGGTCGAAAGTAGCATCGGAGCGAAGTGTAGATAGTAATTGGAATAATGCAAAGTGGATTCCACTAAGCGCTGTTTGAGTTACTCAGTCAACATTAGCGATGATTCTAGCTTTACCGCCTGCTGCTGTGAAATGAAACAATCTGCTGTGAATAGCACCTTTTGAAAATTCTTTGTCTATTGCTACGTTCGCCGCCAACGTCTCGACCAATAGATGGAATTCAGTTGAACCTTTGAAATGGGAAGATAGTGCGAGGATGGCGTCGAAAAGAGATGGATCTGCCGCTATTGCCGCAACGTCCTTAAACATATTAGGCCCGGATGCACCTCCATTGGGCGAGGATGCATTTCCTGAATACATTGACAGCTTGGAATATTCTTTTACAGTGGAAAGATCGAGTGTTTTCACTCATTCGCTCACCCTGTTTTGAGAATACTCTTTAGCCAAAAGATCAGCAATGGTCTTTTGTCCTGAATATACCGCGGTTACAGTGCTAACGTCCGGTGTGGACTTTACTCTGAATTGCCGATATATTATAACTGAAGAGAAAATTAAAGAGAGAAGTCTTTCTTTGGTTTTCAAATCAGTTATGCTGTCAACGCCTAATAGTAGTTTTGGGAGGCTGTTAACGAGCACAACTGACTGATCCTTAAATTGACCTAAACTGAAATCTTCAATGTCAGCCATATATTTACGACTGAGAATAAAGTTCTCTAGGACCTTGAAAAGTTTAACGATATCTAAAGGAGATGTCAATGGTATTTTTCCCTTCTTAATCCCTTCATCGCCATATAAAAAGACGGCCATATCTTGCGAGAGTGGTCTTCTTTTTAATGGTGCTTTACGTTTCTTTTTCGCCTTTTCAGGCTTAAATCTATCGTCTAGCATATAGGCAACTATTGGATGTAAGGTACTTAGGAACTCCGAGAGTTCGTGTTTTATTTCGTTGGGGATAGAAGCAGATATCTCTGATAGGGAGGCATCACACAATGAGGTGTAAATGTCTGACCGGGTCAGTGATTTTTTTGCTTTTATCATTTGTAATTTGTTGTTTATTGGGTTGGGTCACAAGCGAGGTTTCCCCCGGTTCGCCCTCTCTCCCCCGCCTGTGAGCGGAATCCTGTACCTCGGTGTACGGACACACTCCAGACGTGCGGTTTAAGGTGAGAGCGGATGGCCAGGCGCGCACGCGAAGACCGACCGCTGAGCTTTCACCCAGTTGGTTGTCACCTCTCTCCTCTAGATAAAAAAATGCAAGTAAAACCAAAGGAATAAAATATAAATAGTGCGCGGATTATGTGTCTGTTTTGAGGCATTACCAGGACAGTTTGCGACACGGTCAAAACTATTATTACTGCGCTTGCCTGAAGAGGTCTAAATGACCTCGACAGATGGCATCAGTGTATAAATGAGACTAATAATTATACACTGTGAAAACAATGGTTGAGAACGAACTAATAAGGGGAAGATACTGGCCGTTTATAGAGCTTAAAAACTACTATAACAGCACGGAGCCCTCCCCAAAACTACCGGCGGAATGAGAGCACTACTCTATTAAGCCTGTGCAGGCTTTGAGAACACCCTCAAATAACCAGATCGCGAAACTCTGAGTAATGATAATGCTTGGATCCGAATCGCTTGGTCCCTTATTAGACAATTCGAATATCTCACCCGGCTTCATTAAAGTTCCAGATGAGCCAGATGTTCAATACTGGCTCTGGGTAACTCACTTTGATTTATGGCAGAATGGCGTAATTCTACTACCTCTTTGAGGTATAAAGTGACTTCCTAGATGAGATGATATTTGCCCTTCGGCGGCAGCCAGCCGCCCTAGGGGCTAATATAACACAGACTTATTTCCGACACCCGTCATACCCCGGGTGCTCGACACGCAGTTAGTCAGACTGCGTCTCCGCAACTATTTTTTTATTTTTACCTTTGTAGAAATGAGAAAATACGTCTTTCAAGATTGTTCTCTCCCTTTTTGAAAGCAGGGGACTTCCGAGATTTTCTAGATCGTAAGATATAAGGTAAGCGTTTACTAAACGATTATGAATTTCATTTGAAGCGTCGATTAAGTTATCGTCAGCAAAAGAAAGTAATAGGATAGCATCACTTATATCCTTGGACTTAACAAGATC